TAGCCATGTCAATAATTGATAATATTAGACGTCGATTTGCCACTATAGGTCGTGACCCTCCTTTTAAAGAAGATGAACCTTTGGACTATGGTGCGGGTGTTATAAAACGCCTCGCTATATCTCAACCATTCATGCAAGCACGGGCTAAAAAGTATGAGCAACATTTAGGTAAACCTATGATTTACATGAATGTTTACCTTTCTGACCCTATCGTACGAACTCTTATTGATTTACCTTGTCTGTATGCAGTCAAGGATAATTTTGATATAGTAACGGATGATGACAATGTCCGCCAAAATATTGAAGAAATGTTAAGAGATATCAATATTGAACAGACCCTTTATGGGTGGTTACGAAACGCACGGATTTTTGGAACTGGCTATTTAGAATGGACTGGTAATAATTTAGTCTTACGCTCAAGTCAAAATATGTATGTTCAACGTAATGAGCATGGACAAATTAAATATTATTATCAAGATATAGGAGATGACAAGGACAATGTACGATTTGAAGAAGAAGAAATTATTGAACTCAAAAACAACCCCTTCGATGATTACGCTTATGGCCTTTCTGACGTCCATCCCATTCTTTATCTGGTTGACCTCAAAGATTATGCTGAACGAGACATCGGAGCCGCTCTCAACAAGTATGCTTCTTCTCGCTTTGATATATCTTGTGGACTTCCCGATATGCCTTATGGTCCTGACAAAATTAACGAAGTGGTGGATGCGTTCAACTCCCTACAACCGGGAGAAGACATAATTCACGGCAACGATATAGAAATCAAGGAACTACAAGGAACACAGAGAGCTTTTGAATATGGTAAGTATACAGATGATATACTTGATAAAATGCATATGGCTTTGAAGGTTCCGAAGACTATGTGGACAGACCCCGAAAAGGCTAGACCTATTTTTGAGCCTTATGTTAGATATTTACAAACTATGGTAGAAGCTGCTTTAAATGCACAACTTATGCCTCAATTAGAAGATGGCGAGGCAAGATTTAAGTTTAGACAGATTAATGTGGAAGATGCATTCACTAAGGCTAAGACTGATATGATTTATTTATCAGAAGGAGTATTATCACCCGGCGAAGTTAGGGAAGAGCGTGGTCTCGACCCTGAAGGCGTTGTTGAATTGGATATGTTAAAGGATGCTGTTGTTAAACGAGAAGGAGCTCCTCAAGGAGAAGCCCCATCTGGTAAGAACGTTAATGTAGCTGGAGGAAAAGGCACTGATAAAAAAGAAGAAAGTGCTAGAGCTCCAAATAGAGGAAATAAACCTTCAGCAAACGTAAAGGGGAAGAGAGCATGACATACGAAGAATGTGTAAAAACCGTTGGTAATACGCTGAAAGAGCGTGGACATAAAGAACATAAAGAGCTGGCTACAGGTATGTGTGACCTGTGGGCTAGTGAGAATGGTATCGAGAGAAAATTTGGGAGAGCACATCTTTCAACACTCTCTGACGAACCTAAACGTCGTAATTTTGGAGTTCCTATTGAATCATCCGAAGATATGACTTTTATAAGTGATGAAAAGGGCGTTGACACAGTTCAATTTCCTATTATTGCTATAACTTCTGGTCCTCATGAGTATCTTGAGGACGATATAGAACAAAAGGTTTATATAGAACCGACTATATTAAAGGAGAATATAGAAAGTTTTAAAGAGCTTCCTATATATCTTAATCATCAAAGAACGCCTGAGGATTTAATCGGCATGGCTACTGAGCCTGAGGCGATTGAGATGGAAAATGGAAAGACAGCTATTAAAATGTTAGCCACTCTAAGTGGTAAAACAGAAAATGGTAATGAAGTGTTGGAAAAGGTTAAAGAAGGTGACATTACACATGTCAGCATTGATTGGCTTTCAAATGATGTTGATGTAATGGGTGACACGTTCGCCACTAATGTAAAACCTACAGAGGTCAGCTTTATCGACAACGAAAAGTTGGAACCTGTTTGTAAGGAATGCACAATTGGAGAGAAATGCAATACACATACAACGGAAGAACATCATGACTGCGGTTGTGGTGGAAAAGACGAAGTGTGTGAATGTAAGCAAAATGGGACAACTAAAGAGGTTGAAACTATGGCTGACGAAGTAAAGAAAACTGATGTCAAAACCGATGCAGAAAACATCGTTGAGCGTGAGTTTGCATCTCTACGCTCGCAACTAGAAACGTTGCAGACTTCCAAAAAGGAAATTGAATCACAGTACGAAGCGGCTCTCAAAGAAATTGAGGAGTTCAAGGCGGCTGAAGAGGAGAGGGCCCAAAAGGAAGCTGAAGCTCGAAAAGCTGCGACAGTAGATGCAATCATATCCAAGGAGATACTATTTGGTTCGGTCCAAGAAGAATCCAAGGATACTCGTGTTGATGAATTATCTACATGGGATGAGATGAAGCTGACTGGATTCAGTGAGGCGCTAGCTGCGATGCCTGAGCCTGTCGAACAGGAGCGAACTTTCGGAAAGGGTAAATCCAACGAAGGGGAAGCAATGCCTGAGACAGAGCGCGAATTCGCGGTAAAGATGGAAAATGGTAGGATTAAATTAAATCCTGCCGTTTTGAGAGGTGACTAAATATGGCAACTGAAATTCTTGTGAATGATGGTGGAGCGCCCGCGCGTATCTTACCATTTACCGCAGGTAGTACCGTGTTAGGTGGCCGTCTCGTGGCAATTGCAAGCGACGGTAAAGTAGATTATGCAGCATCTGGAGCAGTTAATGCTATAGGTGTGGCTTTTACCGATGCGGGTTCCGCTGATGGTGAGGCGATGAGCGTCATCACAGGCAAGGGAGTAATCCTTAATGCCTATGTTAGCGGAACATATGATGTCGGACAAGCAATGACATGTGACAATGATGGTACAGGATTTCTGGTAAGTGGTGCAAGCAACCTTTATGGTGTAGCACTTGAATCAGGGTCTTCTGTTACTGCTGCGTCACTGACACTCGCAAAGGTGTTGATGTATTGAGGTGATTTATTATGGTTGACGCAACTCCCGGAATACTGACTTCTCTAAACACAGGCACTACGAATACAGGTGAGCGCGTACTTATTGATTATAAGGACGCAATTATGGATTACAAGGTCACTGACCTTCCTGCTCTCCAGTTTTTCACAGAGGCTATGTCAACAGAGACTGGCGGTAACATTGATATTACTTTTGGTAAACCATCTATGAAGATGGAACAGATTGAAGAAGGGAACACCCCTCAGTACCAACACACTAAACTACGCTCAGAGAGAGTGTCTGTTAAGGAGTGGGGTATTGCAGTAGGTGTAACCCGAAGAATGATTGAAGATTCAAGGTTCAACGAAGTTGAAATGGCTTTGAACGAGGCTCGCAGGGCGGTAGACCGTCATATGACAGAGCACGTTACGAAGGTCATTTTTGGTGGCCCAGCTGCTGATACAACTTTTGGAACCGTAGCTATTATTCAGACAACTGCGGAATCCGCTATTACGACGTTCGCTACGAACCCGTACAGTGGTTTCTTCGGAACTGGAACTACAGTTGGCTCTGGACGTCTAAACTCTTATGGAAATGAGAGCGCAGCACGTCTTCAGCGTAACATGTACCCTAGTGGTGCTAACGCAACTGCTGGAAACATAGCTGTTTCTGATATTACAAACGGAATTGACAGGATTGCGGCGCATGGTTACAACGCAAGCCACTTGTTCATTTCCCCTGCTCACTACAAGGCTCTTTTAGACTTGGGTGACTTTACGTCCGTATTCTATACTGGCTATGGAGGCTCCCCTGCTACTGGCAGTGCGGGTGCTCCAACTACAGCTGGAATGATGGATGGTAGTCCACTCAATAACGTAGTGCGTGATGGAGTTATTGGACAGTTGTATGGTTTGACTGTTGTAATGAACGCTTATGTCCCAACAGGAAGAATGGGGGTCTTTGACCTTTCCGTGAAGCCTGCTGTTTATGTCGAAAGACGACCACTAACGGTAGAAGAGGCAAATCCCGGTTTCGGTATTGTCGGCTCCTACATGTCGATGAGATACGGACTGAAGGTCATTAGACCTTCGGCTGGCTGTATCATTATCAACGGCGGAAATTAGATAAGCAACGTTTGGTAAGTTAATGGCCCGGAGGGAGCCACAATCCCTCCCCCATAGTTTATACTTTATATGG